GACGGCAAATAGGACATTATCCATAACACAGGCAACAACTTCCGTAAATGGTTTTTTGACATCAACTGATTGGAATACCTTTAATAATAAAGTTAATATTTCCGATACGTCAACAATGCTATCTCCGTATTTTCGAGATGCTGATACATCTTTATTAAATCTTACTTCAAGATTTGCGGCAAAACAAAATGCTATCACATTAACCACAACTGGAACAAGCGGAGCAGCTACATTAATAGGTAGCACTTTAAATATTCCACAATACAGCGGAGGAGGTGGAGGTACGGGCACGGTAACAAGTGTAGGTTTAACCGCACCTTCTATATTTAATGTAAGCGGTTCACCTGTTACAACAAGCGGCACTTTAGCCCTTACATATAGCGGTACTGCTTTACCTTTATTAAATGGTGGTACAGGTGCAACGACTGCCGATGCAGCATTGACAAATTTAGGCGCAACGACTCAAGGAAAATTATTGTTTGGGATTACAAATACCGTATCTGATAAATTTATTAAAGTAAATACCAATAACACAATTACCCTTTTAAATGCAGCTGACACAAGAACGGCTATTGGGGCAACTACATTAGGTTCTAATTTATTTACATTAAATGGAATAGGAACAATAGCATTTCCTCAAGTAAACGCAAACAATACCGTAACATTAATATCTGATACACAATTAAAAAATGTCATCGGAGCAGGAAGCGTTTCAAGTGTTGCAATGACTGTTCCTACATTTCTTTCAGTATCTGGCAGCCCTATAACAACAAGCGGCACTTTAGCATTATCATTAAGCGGTTCGCCGTTACCCGTTTTAAACGGTGGTACGGGAGGCACAAATGAGACAGATGCAAGAAATAATTTAGGTGCAGCGTGTAAGTCGTGTACGGAGACGTTATCGGGAAATAAAACATTTACGGGCACTATAAACGTTTCGTCTACGGGAACATTTGGAGGTAGGGTAAATACGCCATGGTTAGAAAGAACATATACAAATACTACAAGTTCTTCTTTTACAGTTAGTGTAAATACAACATGGTTAGATATAAATACAAGTGTACTTACAACCTTAACCCTTCCTAATGCAGCTATATATCCTGGCAAAGAATTGCACATTCGTCAAACAGGTGCAGGTTCATTGCAGTCAGCATCATCTAATATTATACCTTTTACAGTACCTCCAACCGGTAGTACAAGTACAGGAATTTTACAACCATCAACTAATAGGGCTGTTACGCTTGTTAGTGATGGTACAAACTGGGTAATAATGCAAAGAAGTGGCATATAATAACAAAAAAACATAAACATGAAACAACTCCTTCCCCTCTTCCTCTTCCTTTTGCCTTGCCTTGCATGGGCACAGTACCCGAGCAATGGCAACCAAAAAATAACGCTCGGAGAACAGACGACTGCCGATGGGCTGATATATCGGGGCGTACTTGCGGACACTGGCATCATTACTCCGTCAAGTGATACAAGCGCGTACATTATTCTTGATACGGTAAATCATAGGTTTTACAATTATAACCGTGCTACCAATGTTTGGAGCGTGGCAGGAGGTGGTACGGCAGTTACAACCTTTAGCGGTGGTTCAACAGGGTTAACTCCAAGCGAGGCAACAAGTGGCGCAGTAACATTGGGCGGTACTTTGGCGGTGGCAAATGGGGGAACTGGAGCAAGTGTTAGAACTTTTGTTGATACAATAAATACACAAACGGTAAATGGAACAAAGACTTTTACTAGTTCATTTAGAGTACCAAATATAGGTGTTGGTAGAAATGCAGATGTTGTAAGTAATTATGGAGCAATTTCACTTGATGGAAATACAGGTTCATTTATTCGTATGTTTGCAAATGGCGTAGAAACCTTTAGAATAACTAATGGCGCAACTGTGACTCAAATAGCTGGTACTGGAAGGGGATTTAGATTTGACGCAGACCCGCAAACTTATGCTTTAAATATACTTGCGGATGGTAAAACAGGTTTTTCAGTCGTTACGCCTACAGAAAATATAGATATTAGTGCAAACGCAAGGATAAGGGGATTAGCCAACGCTTCTAATCCAGTGAACGTACAAGTAGATGTAAATGGCGTATTAATAAGAACATCGTCTATTGAATTAAAAGAACATATAGAAAGTTTACCTTATGGATTAAATGAAATTCTGCTTTTGCAACCGTCAAAATTTAACTATAAAGATAAATATAAATTTGGAGAAGGATATGATATTGGCTTTATTGCTGAAGATGTGAATAATGTAATTCCCGAGGCTGTTGGAACAGGAGTTGAGAGTGATATCTTTATGGATAGTGTAAAAATTATTCCAGTGTTAGTCAAAGCCATACAGGAACAACAAGCCTTTATCAAAGCCCTTGAACAAAGAATTATTAACCTTGAAAATAAATAAAATGAGATACCTATTTTTATTCCTTCCCTTGTTTTCCTTTGCGCAAGACGTTGTAAAAGACACTGTGTATATTCAAAAGCAAGGCAACATTTATTACATTATTCAGCAGACGACTTTGTCTGATTCAACTGTCACAGGCTCAAAGCAAATATTGGGCGATAGTGCAACTGCCATTCAAAGCCTTGTCACCGATGCTGAAAGGCAAAGCAACACGATTGCTATTCATGCTAAGCCTATAATTACAAAGGCTAAGTCAGTACAAAGGATAAACTATTACAATAATTTGCACATTCAAATAAGCGGCAAGCCTGTCTATTTCACCACGGCACAAAGGGACACGGCAAAGTTTCTTGGTGACTGGAAGTTAAACTTTAACGGTGAAATTATTGATGGGGTTATTGAGCTAAACAACAATAAGCGTTTAATTTTTAATCCTGATAACGGCAAAGTTTACACAATATCAACCAACCTTCTTTTAGCTACATTTACCAATCAAATTAGCTTTACCTTTAACTCCGTTAAATACGACTTGTACAAATATGCTGATGGCAAATTTGCAACGGTTGACGGTGATTTTAGGCTAATAAAACTTGAATAATGAAAGCAACCTTAATTAATTTATTGCATCTTGGATGGGAAAAGATAACGTATGCCATTTGTTGCGGATGGATATTTAGCTTTTTTGTTCCTATTAAGGGATTTTTGATATTTACTGTTTTCGTGGTTTTTGCAGATATGGCAACAGGAATCATTGCAGCAAAGAAAGAAGGGCAAAAGATAAATAGTCGTGGGCTTTATCGTACCATAGAAAAAATAGTAGTGTATTTTTGTGCCATCCTTATTTTCGAGGGTGCAAGAAATACTTTTAGCCTTCCGTTCAACATTACTTACATGGCAGCGTTTTTAATTGCAACGGTGGAGTTATATTCCATTTCGGAAAATATAAAACGTATCACGGGTGTAAATCTGGGCGTTTTAATCACACGTTTTTTTAATCGTTAAGCCAATGGAAAAAATTATCACTCATTCAATGATTTTAGAAACTTTAAAAAAACATAATATGCAGACTAATTTAAAAGAAGCTTTAAAAAGCGCAGACACAATAAAGTCACCATTAGGCGACGTGGCTTGTTATAGTTTCAATTTTGCGGAATTGACACAAGATATTTCAGTCCATTTAGAAAACAACAAAATTAAGTTCACGTGGCGCGAATATATCCAACTGGCTCAAATCATTTGGGATAAGATTAAGGAGACATCACGCGAATGTGCTGGAAAAGAGATAGAAGTGAAATTACCTGCAAAGTTATCAATCGTTGGTGCGGCTTTTGCACTGATTGGTTTTAAGTTATAGGCGCAGACAGATTCGCTACCTTATGCGTTTACAGGGCGGTGCATTGATTTGCGTCGCCCTTTAAAATTGTAAATTATGAATAAAAATGAATTTTGTATTTTTCTCGATGCAGGTCATGGAGGTATTAATCCTAAAGTAAAATTACCTAATGGATATACTACTTATCCTGCTAAATGTGCGCAACACAATAATAGCACCTTTCATTCTTATGGATGGTTTTTTGAGGGAGTTTTTAACCGGGCAGTTGTGCAATATATTGAACAATATTTGAATGATTGGGGCTTTACCACAATGAAGGTTTACGATGAAATAATAGACACATCATTAGGCAAAAGAGTAAATAAGGCAAACTTTGCGGCTAAAAATTATAAAGCATCTTTATATTTAAGTATTCACGGAAACGCAGCCGAGAATAAAAACGCTAGAGGATGGGAGGTGTTTACTTCGCCAGGACAAACCAAATCTGATATTTACGCAGAAATTTTATTTAAAGAGGTAAAATCAAAATTTCCTAATTGGGTTTTTAGGCCTGATACAACCGACGGCGATCACGATAAAGAAGCTAGATTTCACGTTTTAACCCAGACCGATATGCCTTCGGTTTTATCTGAAAATGGTTTTTTTACAAATTATCATGATGCCAAATTAATGTTTGATACAGACTTTCAAAAAAATATAGCTTTATGTCATGCTAGGGCGGTTGGTGATTATATAGAAAAAATAGGTTTACTAAATGCTTAAATAAAAAGGGGGCAACGCAAATGTCACCCCGATATTACCACTAATTAACAAAATGTAATCAACCTAATTTATAAATTTATTAATTAAAGTTAAGGCTAAATTTCTAATATTTTCACCGTCTGACTCTTTGTAAAATTTATAGGCTATCGTAATCATTCTCCCTGGCTCCATCATGTCCATTGGGGCGCGTTCATCTTTCATTAAAGGTTCAAGATAAAATTTAAGGATAGTTAATTTTGCCACTGTACCTTCAGCATATCTGACAGGTTTAGGATATTGCATTGAAATTTTTTCAATCTCTTTCCATGTAGCAACACTAATGCCGTCAATTATTTCATTATTTTTTTTCATGTTTTTGGTAATTTTTAGCTTGTAATGCCAGGGTAAAACAATCTATTTCGTCTTGGCTTATTTTGGCTGGTTTAAAATTTGGTTCAAATTTGTAGCCTTCGTTTTGAAAGACTTTCATAAATATTTCCTTTCCCCATTTTTTCCCTTTTTGTTCCGGGGAAATATTGTAGGCTTCGCAGCCATTTTCTTTAATCCATTCGTAGGCTATTCTCGATGCTCCTTGGTTCATGCCTACATTTCGGGACATTTTAGAAAGAATAGCACGGTTAATGGAATTGTGAAAGGTTAAGTTTTGAAGGCTGGAATCTTCAACCAGTACAACAGGGTGTTCGTATTGTGCCCACTTTGGAACGTCAAGAATAAAATCCACAAACCTTTTGTATTTTTTAAATTCAACTTCTTTGTTTGGTAGAATAAAACACGCTGCCATTCCGTTTAATCTTATTGCTGGGTCAACTCCTATATAGGTTCTCATTTCTTTTCAATTATTTTAATCATTTTTTGCAAACCTGCAAGTTCAGCTTCTTCGTAGTTGTCGTAAAAACCGACATTGGTATACATAGTTTTATTATCAATAACTCCACTATATTGTTTAATTGTATTTTCATTATACCTAGAATAAGTTGTAAGGACACTAAAATCTATATCATACTTTTTTCTAAACCATTTAAATACTTGTTGGTATAGTGGTGCTATAGTTACGTTATCATCATTTAAAACAAAATGTTCACCTAATATGTATAGTTTTTTTGGTGTATTTTTTATTGGATAATGTCTTCCCTTTTCATCAATTCCAAACATTTTACATTTTGGTTTTGTATAAAATCTTCCTAACAAAGGTTCATCGAAACCTAATTCTTTTAGTTCCAATGCTTGTTCGTAGGGAATAAATTCTTTTTCCATAATTAAAACATTGATAATTGAAATGAAGTAATATTTCTTTTAAAATTCTTAGGCAATTCTTCGTTATTTATTGCAACAATCGTTTTACGCTTTCTCCTACGCTTTATAATTTTTGGCTCATTGATACCGTAGGCTTCTACCCCTTTGTCAACAAAATTAATTTCTAAAAGATAGCCAAAAACAATAATAGTTCCAACAAATAAAAACATGGTAATATATTCCCCTCCTTCATAGTGTTCTTGCAAGCCGAAGAATATTTCTATTAAAGCTACAATAGTCGCACCTAATGCTATTTTAGGTGGGTAAGTACTTCTACCTTTAGTTGGATTTAGAAAGTCCATAAAAACAACGGCAAAGCGCCCTAACTGAAGAATAGAGGCTGCAATGATAGCAAGCCAAAAATCTAAGGGTAAAAATATCGCAGTTAAGTAGGCGTTAATGCCATACGTCAAAAGGATAGTTACCAGCATTATGGTAGGAATGTTATCCGATATGCTTTCAAAAGTCCATTTAAATTGTGTATTAGTGAAATTCTTTTCCATTGGTTTATAAGTTTTCTAGTTGTTTTTTTAAATAGGCTAATTGTTCTGTGTAATGGGTAATTGTAATTTCTTTTAGTTGCCTTATAAAATTAATGTCATCTATCATTACCCTATTAGTGTCGTATGGAGAAAAAACGACAATGTCTCCATTAATTTGTGTTAGAGATTTTATAATGGATTCTTTCTCTTTAATATTTCTAGAAATTGAACCAATAAATTCTGCTTGGCTTTCTGTCATTTTAGTTGGTTTTTTAAGTTTAAAATTGATTGTAATCTTTTTTCAAAGGAAAATTATCCCTTTTAATTTGCCAGTACTCCGCCATTAATGACGCTCTAAATTTGTAATCGGTATCGGTATGGTATCCTGATTTATACACGCATTTACAAATACTTTCGTACAACTTAATTCTTTTTAACTTGTAATTTGCCTTCTTGCAAGATGCGTACCTTCCAGAATTTAAAACACCAGCCCATAACTCCATCCCTTGTTCGGTGCTTTCAGCTTTCATAAATTTAGCCCTTATGTATTTGTTTCTTCCTCTGATAACTTCCCTTGTTCTGTATGTCACATAATCATGACCTTTAAGGGCCTTAACTCCTCCAGCGTTGGCGTGCTTTCTCCAAAGTTCTGTTTCAACTCCCTGACTGGTTGCCTCAATGATAAAAAAGGAGTAAATCATTGAAATAGGGAAGTCGGTTAAAAGGTGTACGTTCATTAGCATTGATTCGTAGCAGTAAGCAAGGTAAATGCGACGTAATTTAGACCTATCAACTCCTTTTAAATTCCTAAAGCCTCTACCCTCCAACGTTTGCCTTAACTGTTCACCGGATAACTTGCGCACCTCCCAGCCGTATGACCGAGATCCGTAGGCGCTTTCATTAACTTCTTTCTTTTCGTCCTTACCTTGAATAGTAAGCGATGTAATTTTGTGAACGTAAACAGTATCTTTTTGAATGATGGGCACAAAGGAAGTATAATTGTATTGGGTGTTAATTGGGGAATAAATCAACCCAATAACA